AGCATGAAGATCCATGCCTTCGGCAAAGTCAACTTTTAACCCCCAGGCGTCAATTGAACGCATACATCCTGACATTAGTGAAGCTGTTGCAATTAAGCCGATTATTTTTAGTATCTCTGTACTGTTGTTTTTTTTCATATATAACCTTTAATAAAATTAGCCTAGCCACCTACAAATTAAGAGGCTAAACTGTTGAGTGTAGTAATACGGAGTATTGATGCTAAAACTTTACGGTTATTTGCAGATATTTTCACTTTAAATGTTATACGGTGTTTTAAATGGCATTCTACTTGGTGCGAGGTAAACGCAAAAAACAAACTGCAAAAGACGGCTCGTTACTAGAGAGCGAAATACAAGAGGCATATTTTGCCTGGGTTAGATTAATGCGTATTCAAGACCCTCGCTTTTATTCAATTTACCACATACCAAATGCAGGCAAGAGAAAAGGCGCCACAGGCTTTAATCTCAAGAAACAGGGACTAACTCCAGGGGTTTGGGATTTGCACATAGCATGGCCAATGAATGGCACCCATGGCATGTTTATTGAAACTAAGCGCCTTGAAGCTAATGGTAAAAAAACAGAATTATCAGAAGCACAGATTAAGTGGGGTAAAATTATGCATGGATTAGGTTTTAAAATGCGTATAGCATATACAACAGAGGAGCTAATTAAGCTTACTAAGGAATATTTGGGGATTGTATGAGTGAACTAGTAGAATCATTAAAAACAGAAGACCAAGATTTTATAATATCAAAAGATGATATGACAACCCTTACAGAAATTTTAGCATTTGTAAGTGTTGCCTTAAAAAGTGGGAATTTATATTTTAATGGCAAAGGCGATCATAATTTAATATACGCTGAATTCTGTGACGTTATGGCTAGACGCTTCGCAAATATGCCAGTGGAAAATCTACAATGAAATTTGCACGTGATTATTTAGCAGGATGTAAATATAGAAAAGAGATCCGCAATGAGCACCCCGATCAATGGGGAGTCGGAACATTTACAAAAGTAATGGAAGACGATTCATACAAAAAAGTCGTATGGGATGGTATGAAGCTTGTCGAATGGGCTGCGAGTGATTCAAGAGTCCCATTTATCCGTTTGGCTTTTTGCTGGAGAGATGATCATACTTTTAAACCTGATTTAATTAAATTCGTGGAGTCAGAAGCAAAAAGATTTAAGCCAATAATCGAAGCCAATCAAAATAAGAAGTGGTATGTTTCACCAGTTCATGAGCATCGGTTAAACGAATCACAGTGGTTGCAATTTACAAATGCTTGTAAATCTATTTTAGGTGATTTAGTTACTTACGTTAACACACCAGAAACTAGAAAAGGTTTCGTTTCAAGTAATTTTCTTAATGAATACCACGGAGCTGATAAAACCCCACGTGGGGGAAAATGCGCTTTCTCAAATGATGGCTCAAATGTTGTAGACTCTGACATTGAAAGCTTAAAATCAGCATATAAAGATTCAGAATATTTTATGATCTGGAACTGCCAAGACAATGGCAGAAAAAAGCAAGACGATGAAACCAAGAGAAAGGATCGTAAATTTTACACAACAGCAACACAAACAAATTCTTTTGAATATCTTGCAACTGATAAAGGTAAAACAAACTTTCCAAAAGATTGCATTGGTAAAAGTCACGGAGACCAGGCGAATTATCCACCATCAGGAAAAGATTGTAAGCCTGTTTTCCTTGCTTACTTAAAAGCAAAAATTAATTCTTCACGAATTGAATTAAAAACTAGAAACGGTCGTACAGTTGCTACCTCTACCCCTCGTCAATCATGGGATGATGAATTAAATCATAAGCAAAACGGCTGGAGATGGTATTTTATGGAATGGGGATTTGAGATTGCAGAAAAAGCAAAACGCATACAGGGCGATGCTGTTTGTGATATAATTTCAAATAGCAAGAAAATTGGGACTTGGAACCCAGCTTTCAGGGACGGCCACTGGAGATCTTAACCCTGGATTAATCCATTATTGAATGTTACTATCTTTTATATGAAAGATTTAACAGGATTGAAAATAGGTAATCTTACCGTTTTGTCATATTCACACAAGCATACACAACCAGGGGGCGCAAAAGTTCATTACTGGAATGTTCTTTGTGATTGTGGAAAAGAATTTTTAAGACGAACGAATCATTTAACATCTTCTATTTATAAAACATATTCATGTGGATGTTTAATTCCTAAGTTAACATCAGAACGCTTTAAAACTCATGGTTACAGAGAGCACCCACTTTATGGGACATGGAGCAAGATGATTCAAAGATGTAAAGATCCAAAAGATAGATTCTGGAAAAGTTATGGAGGTAAGGGAGTTAAAGTTTGCGAAAGATGGCTTGTAATTGATAATTTTATATTGGATATGGGCAACAAGCCTTCTAAGTATCATTCATTAGATAGAATAAATAACGATGGAGATTATTGTCCTGAAAATTGTAGATGGTCAACACCTCTTGAGCAAGCAAGAAATAAAACTAATAATAATTGGATAACAATTAATGGTGAAACAAAATGTTTAGTTGACTGGTGCAAATTAAATAATATTTCGCCATCAAGGGCCTGTGCAAGAATTAGAACAGGGTGGGATAAGGCAAGAGCTGTTACTACGCCCAAAACACATAAATCAAAAACAAAGATTTATCGCTAATTCTACTTCTTCGGCAAAATAGAAGTAATCTCGCCCTTAGCTTTTACACGTCCAAAAACTCCAAGAATTGCCCCTGCAATTCCAATATATGGGATGATATGCCCTGGAATAATTGCTAAAATATTTGGATCTTGAACAAGCTCCATTACAGATGCAAGCCCTGCAACAAGTGAGCCCCATATTGAGACTGATCCAACTGCGGATTTTCCTTCTTTAACCACTTCTGGTTTAATTATTGGTATTATTTTTTTAGCCATATTATTTCTCTCTTTTTTCTTGTAATAAATGATCAACCTTTCCCTCGATCCTCTCAAGCACTCTAGTTGTTTGCGAGAATTGAGACTGCAAAACCATGATTTCTGAATCATGCAAACTTACTTTCACTTTCGTATTATCAACATCGTCACTGATTCGTTTTACTTGCCATGTGCCGATTGAAATAGCGCACATAATGGCCGCCTTGATAAATAAATCAATCCAGTGCTGCATACGTAAAATGTCATTATTTTGGTGCGCTATCATGGTGTATATGCAATATAAAAAATTGTTAAATAAACATCAGTGGTGAAAACATCAGCGTATAACCCTTCTCCTGTATTTGTTTCGCAATACCCAGAATCAACAATCGGCTTAAATTCGTTATATCCTGTAGTAGCTGCAGGTACACAAACAACATTAGTAATTGCTGTTCCTCCTGATGCTGATTTCAAGAAGAATGATCCAACTGCTCCGGCTGTTGATGCTTGCCATCCCATTACTCTGATCACTTTCCCAGTGATTGCAGCTAAAACAAGCTTGTTTGTTCCAACAACGCAAGTGGCAACGGCAGGAAGTATTTTCAACGCTTCGCCGTTTACTTGGAACTTTTTAACTGGATCGATCATTAAAAAATCAGTCATGTTATACCATTGTCACTTTTTGATTTTTCACTTTGCTTGCTGCTTCTGATTTTGTAATTACGCCATCGCCATCAATATCAAGTCCTCGATTTTGCCAATATGCAGTTAGCTTTCTTTTAGCTTGAGTTAAACTAGGGTTATCTTTCCATAATGTATAATCAGCATCTTTTCCTACTGCTTTTGGCCAAAGAATCGCCATATAAACATCTTCAATTGAATTAAGCTTTCCTTTAAACGGTTTTAGGTATTTCTCAACGTAGTCTAATTGCTGAACGGCTGTCATATCAGAAAGTACTTTTAATGCTGCTTCTTTAGTGTCCTTACCTGTTAAATCTTTGGCTGTACTTCCCATAAATTGGATCAATCCAGTAGCGCCTGATCCTGCTTTGTTTTTTTCAGTCGGATCAAATGTCCCCCCTGTTTCAAAAGCCATTGCTTTTAATAAGTGTTCTGGATCTGTATCTAAATTGGCTGCTATTTTGTTCACCTTTGCGTCAAATTCGGGGGATCTGCTCATGTCTGTGTCCTCTTGAAATGATGGTATGTTTTGTTGTTGAGTATTTGGTGTTTCCTCCGCTGCTGCCCCTGTCGCTGCTGCTAATAATCCTGCAAGTCCAGCGGCTGCTTTTGATTTTGCTCCTACCTTACTACTTCCTTTGCCGAGTACTTTTAAGGCGTTTCCAGCAATTCCCGATCCAGTTGGAGAAGAGAGCGCCCCAAGCCCAACACCAGCAAGTAATCCTAAAGGTCCAGCACCTGCACCGCCTAATGTTCCAGCGATTAAAGTCGGAGTGGTTAAAACTCCACCAGATGTTCTAAGAAGTCCCCTTGTAGTCTTATCCCATGTAGTGGCTAATTCTCCCGCTGCTGCTGGATTTAATATAGGCTCAAGCTCTTTATGGTTTGAATATCTTCTATTAAGAGCTGCCCAATCATCGGCAGTTGTGGCGCCAGTTTCTAGTACTGGTTTTTTAATCGCTTCTTCTATATCAGCATAAAAAGCTTTTAATGCTTTTCTTTCCGTTGATGGTTTTGTAATTCCTTGAGCAGTTCCAGAAAAAGCAACATTACCAAAACTTGTTTTCCATTTATTAAGTCCAGATATGGTCCCATTCCATCCATCCACTGGATCAAAAAGCCTTGCTTTTGCTTCTTCTATTACGCCTTTAATATCTGCTTTTTCTGCATTGGAATTTTTAATTAATTTTTGTACGGCGCTTGATTCACTTGTAAAATCTAAAATCGCTTGTCCGCCTGCGTTATCCGCAAACTCAAGAGCATCTTCAATCTTCTTTCCATCAAGGTTAAGAACTGCTTTGTTTCTTAATGCAAGCCTTTCAGGATCTCTCCAAAATCCAAAACCTTCAGTGTCTCCAACTTCTTTTATAGCCTTAGATAATCTTGTCCCAACTTCTCCGGCTTCTAAATCAGTTAATAGCCCTTTGTCTTTTTGACTTTTAATAAAGTTTCTAGCCGTTGCGCCAATTGATGAGCGCTCAAAGGATTCCCCAGCGCCTTTAAATACTTTGCCAAGTTTATTAGCTATTCCCGCTGTTGCAACGTTAACACCTGCGCCAGTTAAACTATCTTCAAGTGGGTTATCAGATGTTGAGTTTCCTAGTGTAGCATAAGCTGCCCCTTCTGCTCCAAGTCCTAAAACATTTGCAGCAAGCTTTCCAACTTTTCCTAATTTACTAAGAGTTGGTAATTGTGCAGCAATATTTTTAGCCTGTGATGGTATTGCAATTGCTGTCGCTAAAGTGCCTCCAAGCTCTGCCACGTCTTCGGCTGTCTTGTTTCCCTCTCCCTCGCTAATCCAATTATAAAACTGATCTACTTTTTGAGATGGATAACCACCTTGAAGATTAGTTTCTGTGCCGGTCAATGCATCAATTCCTGAGTTTCCAGCTTTATATAATAAATCTGCTGGAGCTGTGAATATTCCAAGTGCAGCTTTACCGAGTCCTTTTAAGCTTCCAATAGAAATATCTCTGCCTGATGCTGAGGGTTCTTCTGCTTGAAGTTGTGGCTGACTAAAAGTATTAAATTGTTCATCTGAAATAAAATCAGGAGCACTTGATTGAGTACCCATTGACATATAGTTTGATAACTCTTCGTCTGGAATGAAATCAGGTGCACTCATGATATCTTTTTCCATCCTCCAGGAACTTTTTCATATGTAGCGCCATTGATAACTTTAGTAACAGGTGGGGCTTTTGTCTCTCCAGTAAAATACTCTTGCCAGCTTGGTCTATCAGAATTAAATTGTATATTTCCAGCATTCTCTTTGAAGATAGGATAAGCTGTTTTGTATTCTTGCCATTTTTTAGCAGCTCCGACTGTACTACCAGAATTCTGATCCCTATACGCTTCTAAGAAATCAGCATAATCAATATTAATTTTTCCAAGCTCTGACATTTTCTTAATCAAAGCAGCGTTTTGCTCTGGAGTATTATTAGTACTTGGTGCAGTACTTAACATTATTCTGTTTTCTTGTTCAGTTACAGCTCCAGGGCTTCTTTCCATGTTAATAATCTTAGGACCAATAGAGTTGATAACTGCGTCCCCTGTAGCTTGTGAATCTGCCTCTGGTGTTGACCATGGAACAAGCGTTGAAATTCCTTTTTCATAAAGACTTGCAATTTTACTTCCTGTTTGTCCTGCTTGACTCATTCCAGCTTGAGCAGTATTTGCCAAGTCTAATAACTTTTGCCCATATTCTCTGGCTTGTTTTGCTTCGTCAAAACTTTTAGTATTGGCTTTCATTTCTGCTTCTACTTGTTGACGTGCAGCAATTCCGGCTTGTGCTGGCGTTGTTTCACCATCAGACTGAAAATATTTTGTTAATTCCTTAATTCTTTGAGCTGTTGATGGTCTGCCATTACTAAGCATTGGCATATCGTTTGAGATTGCAGATGCATCAACTACGGCAGGTTTTTCTTTTTGCATTGATAAAACGCCTTCAAATGCAGATTGAGGATCATTACTTGTTGCAATCTTAAAAGCATCTTCTACTGGTAAACTTCCACGAGCTAAGACTGTTTTTAATAAATCATTGACTCTTGATTTTTTAGCCTCTCCCAATACTGCGTCTGTTTGTGCTTTTCGTAACATTGCAGTGCCTTTAAGGATATTTCCTGCATTAGCATCAATGCCCTCTGGGAGTATAACGCCTCCAGGATTTGATTGTAATTGTGGAAGTAAACTAACAACACTTTGCAATTGATTAGCAGCATCTGCTCTGGCTTGATTCTGCAAAAATCCTTGTAAAAATGATCTACCAAATGACGCAATGCCTTGAGTAGCAGGTGACCACGTCGACATATTAGGATTAAAAGCACCTAATCCTTGCGCAATAATATTTGAAGTACTCCCTTGAGTAACAGCATTATTAAAATTTAATAAATCAGCTGTTGAAAGTAATGATCCGTCATCTGCCATATTTTACCCCAAAATCTCAAACCCATTTGCATCACCACCACCGCCGCCAGAATTACCGCTTCCAGATTTTTTAAGTGCTTGTCGTTTTATATAATCATCTTTATTAATTCCGTATTTAGCTAAGAAAGCTGCAGAAGATAATTGAAGAACGTCTTTAGTATCTTGAGCATTATTATTTTGGTATGGAGTATATTGACCACCAAATGTACTTGCCCCAGAAGTTACAGCATTTAAAAAACTATCCCTCGCCGCTGAGTCTGTAGCATATGCAGCATTACCCGCTAAAATAGCTTGTTTCTGAGCGTCAGTTTTATAGTCTTGATATTTTTGTCCAATGCCTCCAATGGTTCGGCCATATAGGTTTGATGAATTTGGATCTTGCGCAGCAGCTGGATCATAGGGAATTCCTCGTTGTGCTAACTCTTGCTTTGCTGCTTCTTCTTCTCTTGCTTTATCACGATCCATGTACTTTGTAAGAGTGCTATAAGTTGCGTCCTCTGCTCGTGCTCTTGAAACACTTCCGTTAAAGGTTGAAGCGGCTGCTTCTGCTAAATCTTTAAACTTATTTGCAGTTCCTCCAGCTTCATCAATTACAGTAACTTCTCCAGTATTAGGATCGGTTTTAATTATTCGCTTATTACCAAACTGATCCGTAATAGTTTGATCGCCTGATTTTCTTACCGCTTCTAAGGATTTTTCAGTATCAATCACACCAGTTGTTGGATCGACTAATTTTGAATTATCAATAACTGGTTCTGTAGTTTTAGGCTTTGATTGCAGTTTTTTACCAAGCTTGTCCGCTGTGGCTTGTGCACGTGTTCCATAGCCGTTGTCAGCATCTTTTTTGATGGCTTCAATTTCTTTTTTTGAAAGTTCATCAGGAATGTTAATTGTCGTCCCTCTTTTGCTCTTGTATTTCATCTCGATCCTGTTTCCCCTGAATTATACCAAACGTTATATGAATATAAATCTAGCCCCACGGTTTTACCTGCGACCGTTGTCCCATTCATCCCTACTTGAATATACGTTATATTTTGCATTCCTACATTCACTAATGGTTTAGTTATGCTTGTGCCCATCGTATCTGTAATATTTTGATTATTAGTAGTCTGTTTTCCAAAATCTGATATCAAAGTCCAATTTGTTTCAGTATACAAATCTGATTGTATTATTGGCTCAATTCCAGTAGTTTCATAAACCGCTGTTTTTGGAAATGGGATTGGGGCAGATATCATGGTGTAGTCATAGGTGACCTCACCATTGTCTGTTATGTTTCTATCAGTGTATCCAGTGGTCCCTTCTTTTACTGACACCATAGCAGATGCAAGCGCAGTTCCTAACGAGCCTAAAAGTAAATAATTTTTATTATTAAATCTTTCTATGTCAATGACCGCTATTTCATTTACTCCACCAATGGCTTGATAAGAGCGATGAAAAACCCAGGCTTTTCTAATGGTATCAAATACAAAATAAAAGCTTCCAGTTGTGGCGACCCCTGAAGTATTTAAATAATAAGGAAAAGAAATTATAATTCTATTGTTTTTGGTATCCCATACTCCGCTTATATAAAGTATCCTGCCAATAAGTGTACTTGTTATAGTTCTAATACTTGATACTAAAGCTTGCCAAGTTTTTTGAATATTTGCGTTAATGGTTAAACTAGCTGCGCCCTCAGAGCCTTTTAAAAATAAATCCCTAAGAGAAATCACCCCATTATCACAAAAAACCAAATAGTCTCCTTGATATTTAACGCCTGCGTCATAGTTAAGCACTGTGCTTATTTTAGCAGTTCCAACTAATCCCCAAGAGGCTGAATCAGGGTATGCCCCAGAATAAAAAAGAACTTCTCCAGAAAAAAATACAAAAGCCTGAAGTATTTCTGTGCTAACATTATCAGCGAGAGTAATTGACGTAATTATTGCCAAGGTAGATTTTTCAGAGATAACACCACTTAAATCTACCTTCGTGCATGCCCCTGAAATTGCATTAATTCCAGTATACCAATAAGAGCTGTCGTTCCATTGAATTAAGTAAGCTCTATTTTTATAGACATTTCCTGCTACTGGATTTAAACTTGCTCCGGTCCAACCAGAAACACCCCAAGCGGCTCCATTATACGAAAATCCTGTAACTGCATAAGAACCTAATGGGAGAGCAAATAAATACTTATTAAAATAAAGATAATTAAAAGAAGTAGTCCCTAATGCCGCGCTTGTATAAGATAATGCCCCTGTACTTAGATTGTAAATATCAAGTGGAGCGCCACCAGCAGCATTTGAAACAGCTAAAAACAATGTATCATTGCCGTATGGCATCAACTTACTTATAAACCCATTACCGCCAGTTAGGGCTTGAAGAAATCCTTTGCTATCGCCTTTTCTTAAGCTTACGCCATTACTATTAGTATTAAAATTAAATAAATTTTCACAAAACGGCGACTTTATAGCCGCTTTTGGATTGTCCTCGTCTACGCCTTGATATGGTGCCGGTAGGTTTGCAGAATTTGCCATGTGCTCACCTTATGCAATTTTAACTATTTTTTTATCAGGCTTAAGTGTTCCAGCTGCTGCAGCTTGCGCTGGTGTTACTACAATAGGCGCGGCTGCTTGCGCACCAACTTGAAAACCTTTCATCACGTTATCAAAGTTTTCTTTTGCTTTTTTCTCGTCTGTAATGTTAACGGCTCCTTTTTTAGAAGCATATAAACCAGAATCAATATTTGCTTGAGTTACTGCTTCACGTTGAGGTTGTGTAAGATTTGCCCAAACTTTAGGGGTGTAGACTTTTAAGTTACCCTCAACGCCGGTTAAGTCATTAGCCTGTAATCCTGCTTTTTTATATTCATCAAACGTAGAATATTTTCCTGCAAATGGTTTTGATTTATCAGGTGGTGGTGCGTTGTACTGCTCTCTCATTCCTTTTACATAAGCAGTTGCGACATCATCGCCTTCAGCATCTTTTAAGAATTGTTGCGTGTTTTCTTGAGCTTTTTGGCGTGTTGTTTGATGTACAAGAGGAACGCCCAGTTTTTTGGCGATCAATAAGGGTATGCCAACTCCTGAAGCTGCTAAAGCTAAGTCGTTCTTAATTCCGTTTCCTTGAAGTCCATAGCCTAGAACGTTTCCTCCAACTGCTCCGATTGCTCCACCTATTGGACCGCCAAACATTGTACCAAAACCAGCGCCGGCTTCTGTGAGTCCGGTTCGCATTCCTTCTCCACCTTGTTGATAACCCTTAAAAACATCGTAAGTGCCTTTAGCTGCTGCAGCTGCTGCTGCGATTTGTCCGAGACTTCCATTTGCTGGTGCGTTAGTAGTCCAAAAAGATCCGCCGTCTGCAGCTATCGCGTCGCCTGGAACTCTATTAGCCGAAACAATTGTTGGAGTTTGTGGGGCTATCTGTCCAGCGCCTTGAGCTACTTGCCCGGCACCTTGCCCGACTCCTTGTGCTGCTGCATTGCCCAATGCCTGAGCACCTTTAATGGTGCCGTCTGACATTAATACGCTACCATCCTTTAATACTTGAGCAACTTGAGCTCCCGGCTGCGCTAACTTGCTAGCAGTATATAAACCAGCAATCCCAGCGGCTGCTGGTATTAACTGCCCTGCAGGGCTTTGGTTAAATTCTTGTTGTTTTGCAAGTTTTTCTTGTTGCTTTAATTGGTCAATTTGTTGTCGAGGATTAGCCCTGAATGTTTTTCTTCCTGATGCGTTTGAAGCAACTGGATCGTAAACATAACCAGGGAATCCGGGAACCTCATAGAAAATTTGACCACCAGGCATTTGAATTGGCTTCCAGCTTAAATACTGACTGTAATCAGTTCCAGGAAAAGGATCGTTTTTAAACTGTGCCATAAATTATTATTACCACGCTGGTATATGTCTTGTTGTTCCATTGTCGTTAATTGGCACCCATTTTGTTGGATTTCCAACTGCTGGTGCATTGGTTAATGTTCCGGCTGATGCGCCTGCTCCGTTTGTAAGTGCAACGCTTGTTGCGTGAAGAGTTGTTGATGCTGTTGTTAATAATCCTTGATAATTAATCGAGGCAACCACTCCAGGAGTACCGGTATTAGATGAGTAAAAATAAAATCCTGATGATACACTTCCATTTGATTGGAAAAACATATCAGCATTGGCGCTCATTCCAATTGCAGTTTTAAATCCTGCCAAGTTGTAAAATACTAACTTATCACCGTTACTTGTTGCGTTGGCTGCACTTGGTGCTGCATATCCATTATTGGTGAAAATAATAGTGCCTTTATTCGACCCTCCTGACGTTGTATTTGCACCAACAAGAAGATAATCACCTGTTGCTAAAGCTGTTTGTCCAGATGGTAGTGTGTTATTAGTACCAACAGAAAGCCTATTGCCCGTTTCATCATAGTAAAGTCTTCCGTTTTCTGATTGAAGCGTTCCTCCAACTCCAAGAAATAAGACAGAGCCAATAGACCCTCCGGTTACTACGGTTGTGCCTAAAATCGCCCCTGGTGCTGATGCAAATGGTGGAATTGCCATATTATGTTCCTAAGTAAGAAACTATGTCTCCAGCTGTGCCATTGACATAAAGTTGATTAAATTGTGAGGTTGCTACTCCTACAGATGCGCCAGCGGCCAAGATATAGCCATTCCCTGTACCATCAACTATATTTGTTACCCCTGAAGAACCAATCGTCATACCTGCTGCGTTGTTTCCAGCTTTTGCAGTTAAAACTATGCCGTTATATCCAACTAATTGAGGCAATGCGATTGCTGTATTAGTTACTGCTATTACTATTTGGCCAGCTCGAACTCTATTACTAGTTCCGTCTGTTCCGCTTCCAATCATTGAAACCATAAATTTCCTTTTTTAAACACTCCAACTACCGACCGGCACATTTGGCCAATCAGGATTAAGATTTACATTATATCCAGCATTAATTTCACAAGGTCCGTTTTGTCTTCCGATTGCACTTCTTACAGAGCGATCCCAATCAATTCTTTCTTGTGTATAATCTTGTTTTTTCGCTCTATACCAAGCCCATCTAAGTCCCTCGATCATTAAATCATCATCAAGTAAGCAAAAATCAGAATCATTTGAAATAATGTAAGGCTCTGTGTAAACTTGCCAGGTAACAGTTCCATCAACTACGGTTCCAGTTAAAACACTTGGTCTTGTGGTTCCACTTGTTCCGGCTGTTGTGCAAATATACATATTATTCACGCCGGTTCTAACGTCGTTTAAGCTGTAAGCAGTGTTAGCTATCCAGTCTCTAGGCCAAACAAAATTATTTGATAAATATGCAATTGCGTTTTGGTCAGTGTTGTTTTGACCAGCTGGTGAGATTTGAAAATATCCTTGAGAACGTTGAGTATATGGAGAAGTATTAAAAATATACCCTTGAGCTCCGTTTATTTGATAAGACGCAAAAGGAGTGGCTGGAATTTGTCCATAAGTTTGAAAAGCCATTTGAGCATCAGAGATTGGACCAGAAAGAGGAATTTGATTAGTAACTCCCCATTGAGTTCCAACTAAAAGCTTATCAAAATCACCAGGTAATTGATAATTAGCAACCCCGGTTGATACAGTAAAAGTATAAATACGCTTTAACTGTGACCAGCCATTTGGGTTTGATGTTAGCTCTCTACCAATAAACTTAAAAAGAGAAAGAAATTGACGAGCAGCAGGAGAAGTACTCCCGATAATAGTAGATTCTCTCGGTTGATTAATTCTATCACAAAACTCGTCAATGATTTCTTTTACAGTGCTCATACATTAAGTTCACACAATGCTATTAACGAATTTAAAAATGAAGCTTTTATTCTGATTCTAATTTATCAGAAACATTCTCAGCTTCATCTTCTAACTCTTCAACTACTTCTTCAGTTGTTGCAATTTCTTCAACCACTGATTCAGTTTCTTCTTTTTTATCACTAACTGGAACAGAAAATACTTCGCCAGGTTTTAAGAGTTGTCCATTTACATATTGATGGCTTGGCTCTTCTGCCCATGGTAATTTATATTCTGGGTTTGCTTCCATAAACTGAGAAAAATCAATTTCAAAGTTTTTAACGTGGTCTCTATCTGCTCTTCCATCAAATCCAGTTTTAGGAAATTTAAAATGTAAAACATTAGGTGTTACGTTAATTTTTCCATCGAGCCCTAAAAAGTGCTCGTCTGCTAAATAAAATATTCCTGGTTCTCTTTTCATATTAACTACAGATCCAAGCTGCTGCACCTGATTGAATACATATAATCGGCTTAATTCCTGTTAGCGCTGCAAACACTGCGTTAGCACTAGCTCCGTTTATTTGCCCACCTGTTGCAGGATAAATATTCGCTACACCTGCTGTAGTATTAAATAAATAATGAATCCTACCAACAGTGAAGGCTGTAGCTGCAGGAAGTACCCAGGCAACCGTTCCATTAGCGCCGGTAAGTTGATGATAAAACTTAGTAGAAGAAAGAACTGCACCAGTTGCTTGGTTTGTTCCCGCTCCTGCTACAGCCTCAAATCCGTTTGAAGTGGTGAAGTTTCCATTAATTGCACATATTTTTTGTCTTTGTGCCCATGGAAATGTATTACCCAAGCTCTCAGTGCATGGATCTGCAATTGCTACTGAGCAAAGTGTTAAACATGTAATTAATGTTAATAAAATCTTTTTCATTTTATACCTTTCTTTTTCTTGATTTTAAATCTTCTGCTGAAACTTCCATCGTTTCAATTGAAGATGTTTCTTCTTGAGGCTCAATAAAGCTCTCAGTTGTTTTTATCGGTCTATTACGAGCAGACATTGCATCTTCAAGTTTTCTTTTTAAAGCTGCGTTTTCTATCTCTAATCTTGATGCTTTTGATGCTTGCCCTTGAGGAGAATTAATTCTAATCCACTGATTTGCGTAATCCTTAACCTCAAATCCAGATTGGTCCTTTAATTGGCTACATTCTAATTCACTCATCTCAGCGACTTGTTGAATTACATGTATACCCAACATGTGAAGCTCCATAACCGTTGATGGTTGAAGAAATTCAAAATCCTCAATTGGATTACCATCAGGGATTTTGCCGTCTCTAAAATATTTATAGTGACGGTAAAATTGTCTTTTATGAAAATCATTTGCAACATCATCAATGATATTAGTGTCGCCTTTTGTTTCAACACGAATCATTTCTACTACTTCTTCAAACGCTTCTTTTTCTGGTAAGCCTGTTTTTTTGTCCATAATCAATTGATTATTTTCATCTCTTTTGGCTCTGAAGCTTAATCGTTTTTTAGGGTAAAATTTAACATTCTGTTTTCCGCTATTTTTTAGCGAGCCGTCTTGATTAAATTGAACATCCTCTAGTACTGGTGCTCCAAATGTTTCCATAATTCTCCTTTGTTAAAATTTAGGGGTTTTAATAACCCCTAAATCATATTTTAGCTAGTTGTAGTTAATCTACGAGTAGCAACACAAGCTGTGGCAACTGATGCCCCTGCTTGAGCAGCTGAGAGCGTTAGCCCTTGTATTGGTGGGTTAACAACTGCATCATCTACTGTTCCAGGAGTTGCTGCGATTCCGTAAAGAACCACGTTTGCCGCTGCTGCGTTTGCCAAAACTTTAAAAGTTGTGACGTTATCTTCTCTTAACTGGAATGGCCCACAAGCTGCATAACCATAATCACCGCTTGCGAAATCACACTGTGGGATCACAATTTCAGTTGGTTTTGTGGTTGTCATTAATGCCGGTGTTGCCAAACTCATTGTTCCGTCTGCTAAAAGATAACAAAGTGAATAAGCCGGGATTGTTGCGTTTGCTTTGGTGTAACACCAAGTAGCACCTTTTACGTTTACTTCTTGCCCTAATGCTGCCTGTGAGGTTTGCCCATCAGATGCGTTAAAGCTGTATTTTGCTAAAGCTGTCATTTTAAAATTCTCCTAAAAATTATGAATCAAACATTACTGCATTTAATCCAGGGTTGTTAATCGTAAGATTACCAATTCCAAGTAAGATAGATGCATCAACTAATTGATTGAATGAAGTACGCTTGTTAAGAGGTTGAAAGTTATACCCCTTATACATTTTAAGATTGAAAGTTTTTGTGTTTAGTAAATACCCTCTATCAACTGCAATGTGTGATAGTCCAGAGAAAATCTTTCCTCCAGCTAGTACTGCAGTCATTCCTTCGATAACGTAGTTATCAAAGTTTGCTTCATACATATCTTTATCAACTGTGATACGTTGCTTACCACTGAATGAATCAGCTCCAGCATTGTAATAAGTTTGACCAAGCAATACTAAATCAGGCTTATCAGTACCACGAACAATTAAGTTTTTAACGTATCGAAGTCTTGACTCAATATTACTTGAATCTGTTGCTGTTCCAAAAGTTGAAACTGCGTTAACTGATGCGTTTCTAATTGCTGCGTATGTAAGTCTTGGAATACCACCAACTAATCCAGAAGTAACAGTGTCAGCGATAAAGGCTCTAATTCCAGAGAAAGCTTTTCCTCCGTAAGTAGTTCCATCACCTTGCATCATTGCTTCCATAACGTTCCAAGTTGAAGCGTCTGCGATTTCTTGTCTCTCATCGAGTAGGTCAAGAAATTGTGCGTCGCCTTGGTTTTGTGCTTGCTCAAGCTCGTTAATAACAATCGGTGTTACTATGATTTTCGGTGTGAATTGGAAATCAGCAAGAGTGTTATTGTAACCCATTGCAATTTCTTCATCAGCATCAATTAATTGCACATATTGGTTTTGTGCAATTCTGATGTTTTCAGAAATAAACCTACCACCTGAAATAGTCTTGATTCCGCCATTTTTACGCATTTTATATAAAAGTGGGATGTTGTCAGCGACTGCGTCAGCGGGCTTTTTCTCTCTGTACTCCCATGTTGTTGAATAAATATCCTGAACGGCCATTTTAAATTATCTCCTAATAAACGAGTTATTCTCGTTGGTCTTCTAACGCTTTCATAAGTGCTGCTCTTTTAGAGAGCTTGCCTATTAAGCTTGATGAGTCGCTTCTTGACCTCATTGTGCTCCCCTGTGGAGAAACCGCTGAAGCCCTGCGTGCTTTTTCTATGTGTTGTTGATTTATTGCTGGGGAGACTGTTACTGGATCGCCAGATACCTCGCCACCTAAGTATTTATATGCTTCTCGCACTAATACTGTTAAGTCAGCGTCAGGGAATCTGCGCAAAACTCCCGCTCTAAAGCGTTCGTCTTGAGTAAGAGATCCTAACTCTTGAGCAAACTGTATACCTTTTTCACTATTATCTAGTAATCCAGGGAATACCGGTTTGCCTGTCCGAGTTTTTTCTGAGGTAAGTTTATCAAAAATAGTTTCAAAAGTTTGAGTTATTTGTTGAAAATTTCTTTCCTCTTCTTTAGCTATTAGACGATCTACCTTTTCCTGTAAAGCGCTATTTTGTGCAGGGTCTGAAACAACTTGCCCAGGCGCTGCGTCAAGGTCAATGCCTATGCTTTTTAACTCTGCCTTAATTGCTGTTCTGTCACCTTTTTTTAACTCATTTACTAATTGTAAAGCTTGAGCAATCTTGATCTCATCAGGTAAATCTTCTTCTCCCCTAACTGCAAGGTAAGATCTAACTTTTTCCGCTAAATCCTTGATCGGCTTTACTGATTCCCTAGCTTGTCTTTCAGCATTTTGTGCTCTAGTTAATTCTGCAGTTCTTGAAGAATGAATTCTTGAGTATTCTTTTTGAATTCCTGTAATATCTTTTTCTTTCCAGGCTTTTTTGCCCTCTGCGCTAAATTCTGCAGGTGGATCAATATCAGCTTCTACGGCTGCTTTTACTTCTGTTTTCGTAATAGTAGGTTTGGGCTCTGTTGGTTCATCCTCTGCTACAACACGCTTTTCACTAATAGCTTGTTCTAGTGCTTCTCGGTTTGAAAGCTTATCTATGCTTTCAGTTACTTCTTGCACTTCTGTTTTAACAATGTTTGTTTCATTTTGCTCGTTCATATTTATCCTTTAATGGCTTTTACTAATTCTTTTTTAATTCCAGACCTGCGCAGGGTTTTTTCTTGTTCTTCTGCTTGTTTTTGCATTCTCTGTTCGACTTCTCTTGGGTTAGCACGATAAACATCAAGAGCTGTTTTTGAAGCTTGTCTGAGTTCTGCTTTTCTTTTTTTCTTTTCTAATGCTTCATCAATCTTTGGTGTCGCGTCTTTTTTACTGCCAAATGTTAAGCACCCATATTCACGGTCTAATAACTCCCATTCTTTTCTTGACTCGACTACTCTGCAAGCTTTTTCATGGTAAGTTGCAGGCATTGAATCAAATATAACCATTGGTGCAACTCCAAAACATAGGTTTGTATTTGGGGTGAAGCCTTCCTCTATTTCTTCTTTCTCTTTATTAAAATGAAAAATTCCTTTCTCTCCTGTTCCAAACTGAGAAGGCCATTCTGATTCTTTCTCATCTCCGTAATTATGAATCTTGCTTTTTATTTCAGTCATCAAATACCTCTCTCTTTATTAGTAATAATAAAAGTTCTTCTTCTTGATTTCTTTTGTATCGTTTATTCTTTTCTATTGTTTCTACGCTTGCAAAATCAAGAGGTGTTAGTTTTTTATAATCATCTTCTGATTCTTCTTCGTAATTTCCAGGAGCTGGTGCCACCGATCCATTAGTTGAGCGTAAGAAAAATAGAAGTGTCATTTAATTATTCTTCCTTACAATTCTCATCAATGAAATCTTTCAATCTACCAAAGACTAAAGGTGAGGCAATTCTTCCAGCTTTCTCTAAAATAAATTCCTTAACTTCTTTATCAAAAACAAAGGATTCTTCTTTTCTAAATTTCTCAGCAAGCGTGTAGTATCTATAAAGGTTGCTTGATTGGTCTTGTTGATGCATAACACAAAGTAATTCGCTTAAAATTCCACCGTAAGTTTTACCTACTGGCTTATCATCAAAATCAAGTATTTCTGTTTTTAAGTTTTTCATTTTTATTCCCTAATTGTTATTTTGTCTCTTATTGCTTGCTCAAGTAGTACTTTTATATTTTCTCTTTGAATTGAAACTTCCTGATTAAGTCTATCTTCAATCAATAGTCCTACTACTTGTTCAAC